TTCATAAGAGTATTCATGCCTTGGCCTGTGGTGCCTGCACCCATACCAACTCTTTCCAACTCGGCGCCCATTCGGATGAGTCCTGTTTTCGCCTCGGTACTCATCGAAGTAAACTTAGTAAAACTAGCTGCCAATCCACTTGCGGCGGCGGTGGCCTCTTCAATTTCTACGCCCATTCCATAGTGTATGGCAGCTCCTGCTGCCTTTGCGGTTGCTCCTGCATCCCCTATGGCAGCATTCATCTTGGATAGTTCAACGGAAAATCTCCCGAACAATTCCCAACTTTCTTTGAAGATGGCGCCCATTAGGGATTCAATAATGTTTAAAGGATGAAGAGCGGCAAAAAGACTTTTGGTAAAAGACTTCATAAAATTAGGAATAGCACTTACAAGACCCCCTGTCTTGGCTAATCCTTTATTGGCAGTCCATATTTGCTTAAGCATTCCCCCCGCTTTACTAGAGGAGAGTCCAAACTTGGTTGCGACACTATCCACCAAAGAATTAGTTACTTCGAGAGTGTCATTTTTCTTTTTTTGATTATTGATCGCTTCTTGCGCTGTGGCGTTATTGTTCAACTGGACTTGATATATTTTATTTAACATCTCAATCTGATCATCGTATTCTTTTTTCGTGATTCTGTTGGCATTAATATTATCTTGGGCAGCGGTACGCTGCCGTTCAGTCCTATCTCTCTCGGCCGCCGCTATGTCTTTATTGTGCTGCAACTGCGCCATCAGGCGCTCGTTCTCATCATCCATCATCGACAAAAGTTGCTCGTGATGGCGGATTCTTTCTGCGGTGCGCTCTTTTTCCCGCGTCTCAGCTAGTGCTGCCGCCGCTGCTTTTTTCTCGTCTGCTGTTGCTCCCACTTATCGTTTTCCCCTTATCTAGTGAATGGCCATTTTAATCCCGTTACGCGACTAAACTTAGAAATCGCCGTGTCTAACATACCCCTATTACGATAGGTAACAGGATTATCTAGTCCGTTTTCTTTCCACGATTCGAGATATTTTCTTTCTCTTGAAAGAGCATCGGCAAAACTTTCAATCTCAGAACTGCTTCCTTTAATTTTTAAAGGAAGGACTGATCCTTTATAGAGGGCCGGCATCAACCAACGCATCAATCCGCCGAACATCAGCCACCACCCCTCATCCAACTTCCCTTCCTCATTTCTTGCCTTAGAAAAGTCCAGGACTATTGGAACCAAATCTTTCTCATCTCTACTCATTTGAAAAAACCTCCACTATCATAATAAATAGTCGCTATCAAAAAATAAAAGAGCATACTCAGTGCTCTTTTATTTGTTATTCTTCCCCTTCATATTCTCAGCTTCGCGCTCCATTTGCTTAACCAGTCGTTCCATAAACCAAGTGCGAAGTTGAATGGGAAGGTTGTATGCTTCAAACAGACTCCATCCGCCGTGATATTTTAAGGCGAAGAACTGTTCGTAAACATTTTCCATATATTTAGATGTCAGGCCAAAAAAACCGGGCGGTAAGAGGAACCTCTAGGTCCTGCTCATATTCACAATTTGCGCAGATGAACTCCTGCTTCATTTCAATGTTGGGTGTCAACTTACGAAATACTTCTCGCAAAAATCGAGAATCCGATGCTGGCATTGAATCTATAAATTTTTCTTTTTCGAATGAATCAGTTACTCCGTTAACAGACACTACTATTCTTTTAAAGTGTTGGGTGAGAGGGTTCTCCGGTAGCCTTTTCTTCTTGCGCATCGCTTGTGATTGCGAAATGCTAGATTCATCTTTGCCGTTAAGGAGCCTCACTTCAACGAGGAGTTGAGACTTGGGAAGAGTAATAAGAAAATTACCTTCATCGGTTGCTTCCACGTTTCCCCTCAACTCCTCGTCTTCGGTAGTGGATAGATCAACAGGAGGCTTCGTAGGACACAAACTAAGATCAAATCCATAGTTCTTATCGGTCACATCACAAGCGGGACACTGTATCTCCGTCTCGTAAATGGCGCCATAGGCACTAATGCGCGCAGCAATAAGCAGTGCATTCCTATCTCCCACCAGAAGCTCTTCTGGTTTAATGGAACGATCTACTATCAAGCTCCTAAGCAACCGATCAAACATAATTCCCTTCCGAATAAAAGATTCAGTGGTCAGAATATCTTCCTCTTTTGCTGTCATTTCTTTAATTTCAATCTCACCCTTTCCGCTTAAAGAACTGTCGGGTGGATAGAACTTTCCTTGTGATGGAAAGTCAATTATCTCTGTCGGTACAACATATGATAACTGATTGTCTTCCGATTCATGGATCGGTGGCGTCTTACTGGATTGCTTTGCCCCTGCGGTGGGCAATCCAAGCCGCGCCTCGTTATTTCTTCTTGTCATTAAAACCTCTCTTTACATCTTGCAGCGAATTAGTTAGGTGTAAAAGTTTCCATTTCAAACCAGTCATATCTAATGTCCATTGTGAGTTCCATTAAATTTTCTGATTCATAGTCTAAGTCGCCGCCAAAATCAACCTTGGCAACCCAAGGATTTTTGAGTGTAATCCGTTCAATGGTGTTACCATCACCGTCCAACATTACAATCACACAATTGTTCATTGCGCCGGTTCCCAACCTCTTGCTGATAGTAGATGCCATACTCGTATCGGCACCCACATTATCAGTAATGAAGGCAGGCAGTTGATATCCTGAATCTTGAATCAATTTAAATAATTGTTCAGTAGAGTGAGGATTTCCGGGATCAACTAATGTAACGCTACACTTTTCATACTTAACACTGCCGGGATAATAAAAACTATGGTTAAGAAACTTATGTTCTGCTTCTGCAATTTCCATTGAAGGGCGTGTGACCTTCTTACAAATATAAGAAATATTATCAGACAGTCCAGCAACCCCCAGCTGGAGCACCCATCTAAATGATCGTTTAGGATCTGCTACTTGTGCGTCTTTCCAAAATGGCATCTTTTAAAGTCTCCTGTTCATTTCATTCTACTATAAGTAGTAAATACTTTTAAATTTAGTCCTCAAAACCTGCACCTGTTTTTGTAATAACAAAATCAAGGGCGATAAATTCAATTGCTCGCGCTGGTTTCAAGAAAATCTTAGCATATAAGATGTTTCTATCTACTAGATCAGGTGTTGTAGTGGTTTCATCCAACAACACTTTATAATCGGTGAGTCCCAAGCGCGTTTGAATACTTCCAAGGAAAGGATTAACCTTGCCCAAGAACCTATTCCACGTTGCTGTCACGTTCTGATCAAACAACAAGGTAGCAGCAATACGAGAGATTTCTCGCTTCACATAAATCATCAACCTACGCACATTAATGCGATCCAAGGCAGACTGTGTGACTTGAAGGGTCTTCTGCCCGAAAATCACAATTCCTTCTGCGGGGAATTGGGCGATGGGATTAATGTTGGCGTTGTAAAGATCATCTCGGTTCTCGGATGTCAATCGCGTCCTAACATTGGTAACGGGAAGTCCCGCGCTACCTTCAGTCAGTCCTCCTCTGGTAAATCCAGCGGGGGCAAACCACAATTCGCTACTTGCTTGGCTACTTGCAAAAGTTCCCAGCGCCACAACGCTTGGAGGTACCCATAAAGATCCCCCCGTCGTTACAGTATCAGTAACCTGAACCCAAGGATAGTAAGCACATCCATAACTGGTATTGAGATTCCGATCCGTGAGATCATCGACGGTACTCTGGACATCTCCATTTCTATTCATCTCCAGCATACTGGCATTCTCAGAGGGAGGAACATATCCGCCGTCTAAATCAATAATCGCCAAAGAATCCGCACGAGCATCGCACACATCCAATAACTTATTAGTAAGAAGATTATTCTTCAACGCAGGAATAGTCATCATATTACATTCAACCACTTCCGCATCTGCCACCGTGTCGATGGCGCGGTCGAGGGATGCATATTCATAACTATTGACAGCTGTTGTGCTTGAGGGCATCACAGTATTTCGAAAAGGTTCCTTTTCGAGAATATTTAATCCTTCGAATCCTTCACTCATAACAGCCGTAAACTGCTTGAATCCGGCATTCAACACATCTTCATAAGATCCAGATGCGGTATAGGAATTTCCGTCTGCCCGAGATCCGCTCACCCATGTGGCAAGTGCGCCGCCGCTACCTGCTTCTACATCATCCAAACTAAATACCCAACTATACTCTAGAGAGTTGGGAATGGTGGTGAAGTCGCCCGTACCATTA